AGGGATACTGCTAAGATATTTGGAACTAATTATGAGCAGATCAGAACTGTAGCTAGAAGACTTAGAAAAGATAATCCAGACAAACAACCTAAAGAAAAAGAAGTTATAAGCTTTCAAGAAACAAACAATGAAGCGGTATTAACTGCTGAAAATTGTACTAGAGTAAAATCACTTGAAGATTTATTAGCTGCTTGTTCCGTAGATTTAGATTTATGGGAAGTAGACAAGTATGATATAGGTACATATGAAGTAACAGGTTTTGATGAAAAAAGAAAACCTGTAACAGTTACGATGTTTAGAACTAAGGCTTGGTTAAAAAGAATCAAGACTGAGTTAAACATAAAAAAAGTTAAGCAAAACATAATAGAAGACTTAGCAAACTTGTCACCTAAAATAAAACTAATAAAAAGAGAAAGGCCTGATGATCGTAATGATTTACACTTATTAGAAATATCTGCATTTGATTTACATATTGGTAAGATTGGTATAAAAGGTGATGAATACAGCATGGAAATTGCTGAAGAACGCCTTTTAACCGCCATAGAGCATCTTTTATATAGAGCGCAAGGGTATTACATAGATAAAATATTATTTATCGTAGGACAAGATTTATTAAACTCTGATGGTGATTGGCCAATACCAAGCACTACAAAAGGTACACCACAATTTAATACTGATTTTCATATTGATATGTACCGTACAGCTAGAAAGCTTATGATCAAAGCTATAAATAGACTATATGAAATAGCTAATGTTCATGTAATGGTTATACCAGGTAATCATGATAGGGAATCAATAATGCATTTAGGTGATCTTTTGGAGTTATACTATGAAAATAATGATAATGTAAAAGTAGATAATTCAGATTGTTTAATGAAGGCTATACCCTATGGTAATAATTTAATAATTAGTGATCATGGTGATGGACCAAAGACAGCTGATTTGCCAGGCATTATATCTCAACGATTTAAAAATTTATGGAGTGATGTAAGTTATGTTGAAGTGCATAGAGGACACTATCATACCAATAAAGCTATGAAGTTACAAGCAATAGAAGAACTTAACGGCATAACCGTAAGGAACTTATCTTCAATGTCAGCAACAGATTATTGGCATGATTCAAAAGGTTTTATAGGTAATATTAAAAAAGCACAAGCTTTCATATATAATAGACAAAATGGTTTACAAGGTATATTAAACTATAATGTAAGTATATGAAAGAATTTATAGTTCCAAAAAATATTTCTGAAGATAGAATGAGTATATGTAAATCCTGTGATAGATTTTTTAAACCTACAAAACAGTGTAAGGAATGTTTATGTTTTATGTTTTTAAAAACTAAACTGTCTAGTTCTGAGTGTCCTATTGGTAAATGGAAAAGTTACGTCTAATTTTACCTGTAATTAAACACAAATATTTATTGTTTTCATTTATAAATCAAAATAATTCAGTTTGTTTTACATTCTTTTTTTTTACTATACCGCATACTGTTTCAAATATTGTTTTACCGTCTTCAAAGTAAACAAGATTATTAGCCATTTTAGATTTAGATTGTTTACCATTATATTTGTTAAAATCGTAGTTATGATAATCAGACATACCTTTTATACGATTTTTTCCTCGTGTAAAATCAGGGTTTTTAACACTACTTAATACATTAGGTAAATAAAAATTTGTCCAATATAAATGTCTACCTCTTTTTTTTGCTGGTATTAGTGGTTCATAAAAAGGTATTACATTTTCAACACAGTATTTACCATTAAAAAAACTGTCTAAAAATATTATTTCTTGATATAGTTTCATATCAGGATATTTCATTTTAACTTTTGTTTTCATTGAAATTTGTAATCTAGAATGCGTTGGGCACGGTGGACTGCTCCATATAAAATCATATTCTTTGTAGTGGTCTAATAAGTATTGATGTGCGTCTGTAATAATAACTTTGTCATTAGGAAACCTGTCCTGATATAACCTTGCACATTCAGGATCAAGCTCAACTGCAGTAACTTCTATATCGTTTTTTACTTCGTTCCACTTATATCGGTTACCACCTAAACACGCATATAAATTAAGTATTTTCATTGTAATAAGTTCTGTTTGTAGTTATGATTTATTTTTAATTTTATCTAATTCAAATTCAAGATGAGCAATAGCTTTTTTTATATCAGATATACCTCCATCGCTATGTTTCCTAGCTGATCTAAGTATATAACTACATGCAGTCCCTAAGTTATACGAAAGATTGTAGTCTTCTATAATTTTTCTAGCTTCATATTTATAGTATAAGCCTACGTAATAGTGGGGAATACGGGAATCTGTTGTGTCTGTGATATAATCAAAGCCATTTCTATTTCTTTCATAGTATTGCTCATCATGTTCTGTCATTAGTTTAGTTTAGTTTTATAGTGATCAATAAGTTTATTCATTTGTCTTTTATAGTACAAATCAAAGTCTACATATTCTAATTCACCTGTGTCTCCATTCATAGACTTTGGCTGTGTTTGCTCCCATAGTTTGTAGAAAACACCCCTAAGTCTTTGACTAGGAGTTTTTTCACTAAACTCTGCATTTACAGTTGCTTTTTCAACTGCATCTATTTGTTCTTGATTAAAAGAACTTGTTGATACCAAAACATAACCAGGCTTTTTAATTAGTGAAAACACCTTTACCATAGTTTCGTTTGATAACTCAGGGGTGCCTACGTAAATACGTAAGCTACCATCTGCTAAAGTACTAACTTTATCAATGCCCCCTTCAAAAATTACTGAGTTTTTCATAATATATCTTCAAAATTATTTATATCTATAGGTTCTCTGTCTAGAACGTCTTTCCAAATAGCCATAGATGGACCAGGCCAATTACCTTCATCCAAACATCTTTTGTAAAGATATAGTTCTTGGTTATATAAATGTCTGCCTTGATCTAGAACATCACCACTAATTTCAAATACATTTAAACTAAATGGTGGATTCTTTTCTATAGCTACTATATAGTATGACAATGCTCTTACAGCATCAGTGTAAAATGCAGCTTGCTTGTGATACATATACTTTTTAATAGATCTTGTAAATGGTTTTAAATTACAATCTTGTGTTGTCTTTAAATCTACAATTATGTCATTTATATTACAGTGTATATCTAGCATACCTTTACAATTTACATCATATTCAGGATTATTCCATGCTATAATTTGTTCAGGCTTGCCAATTTTTAACAAATCTTTACACAGTGAATCTTCTGATAATTTATCTGACATCATCTGTATAGTTTGTAAATCACTTTCAGAAATTAAAGTTTTGAACTGATTTTTTAACATAAATTCTGTATACTCTTGTTTACCTTGTTTGGTTCTTTTGTCTATGTTTGGAGTTACTACATAGTGTTTTTCAAACTCATCAGGCTGTAATACATACATATGAAATGCTGATCCAAACTTCATAGCAGAGCTAGGTGGTTGTGAATGATTAAGCATATACTGAAAGTATTCAGGTGATTTGTTTGTTAAATGACTTAACATACTATTAGATACATAGTCTGTATCATTATAATAGTTTTCATGAGTCAATTTATGATCTTGGATAATTTTCATATTGTTTGATTTAACACCAGGTACCCCGCAGAAGCAGGGTATCTAGTGAATCAAAACAAAACCATGTGTGACACGGATAGGAAAGTACTACAAAGTTAATGAATTATTCTTTTGCTTCCTTAACTTCTTCCTTTTTGTTTTGACTTTGTTCTAATTCTTTGTCTATTTTTTCCATTCTGCTTAGAATATCTGTAGCTCCAGGTATTTGCATGCAGTATTTTTTTAATGAATCTCTAAAGTCTTTTTTATCTTTAGTCATTCTTTTAGATCCATTATAGTCTTTATGCAACCATGTCATAAGTGCAACTTCATGAGAATGCACGGCCTGTGCTAGTGACTTTAAGGTATTAGAAACTTCTTGTTCCACTTTAAACTTTTTATCACCTATTTTGATTTTTTCTTTAGTCTTTCTCATTATTTGTTTAGTTTATATTGTTTTTGTAGTATTTCTTCTTTTATTGTAATCATGGCTTGTACTGTGCCAGTTAGTATAAAATATGATCTACTAAATTTAGGAGATTTTGATAAATCTTTTTGTAGTTGTTCAATTCTAGAATCTATATTTTTAATTATATTATCTATAAATTTATTTCTTTCACTATAAAATTCTATGTCTGGTATAATCATATTACTTTTATTATAACACCTGCATCATCTTTGTTTATTTCATACGGTTCAAAATATGGTATAATATAATTGCAATTATCATCTTGAAGATATTCATATTTCACCATAAGATCTTGGACAGTTTGGCAAGGATTAATATAATCAAACTTTCTTTTACTATTTCTAATAAATTTAAAGCTAATCTTATATGGTATATCCTTGCCTTCAAGTAGTTTCAAAAATCTAAATTTGTTATTAACCCAATCTTCTTTGGAGTGTTTAATATAATTCATAACTGTCTTGGAATGAATTAAATACTTGCCTGTCCATCTTTTGCCATTTTTGCTTGATGGAACATTTCCAGGAATGAAAATTGTTTCCATAAAACAAATATAACAAAATTTATAAGAGTTGCACCCAAGGGGAATTTGGCGCACTTAAGTCTTAAAGAATAAATAAAAAGGTTGTTTATCAATGTATGTTACCATACAATTTATTTATATATTCTACCTGATACCCTTGGGATTTGTTATCTCTTAAAATGGTAAATCGTCTTCTACATCCGAACCAACATAATCTGTGTTGGCGTTTTTAGTCCATTCACTATGTTTCATACTAAACTCAGACATTTCATCTTCTGTTAGTTGTTTATTCATGTCAGGACTATATGTACATTTACCACCTTCTTTAGAACTCCATCTATACTTGGTAGATTCTCTAATTACAGGTTCTTCTGTTTGTTTATTTATAGATATATATTCTTCTGATATAAATGCTATCATAAGTGATTTACCTACAGCATCATTCATTGCTTGACTATCATCAGAAAAATCTCTAACACCAGCATTGATTAGAAAATCTTTTATTTGTTTAGTTTTCCATTCTTGTGTTTTAGGTTTGTCTGTTTGTTTTACAGCCCAGAATCTACATCTACCAACTTTATTATTTGATGTGACATTGAAATCTATGAATGGAGATCCATTATAGTTATCAAGATCATCAGAAGTTGTAATACTTGTAATCTTACATAAATGAGAACCAGGTTCTATGTAATCTACTTTTTCACCTTTAGCCCTTGTTACTACTGTGGTGTTTAAATTAAAGGGTAATACTTTCATTTATTATATTTTTTAAGTTTCCTAATTTTTCTATTAACGCTATATACTTCAATTTATAAGTCTCATTGTTTTTTCTAAGTCTTTCATTTTCTTTTTTTAAAGTTTCCAATTCTTGAATGAGAGTATCTGTATTTTCATCAGATATGTTAATACTATTCTTTGGCATATATGTTTCCATTATTAATTATTTTTGAGTTTCCAATTTATATATTTTGTTAAAGTATCTCCATCAAATATAATTTTATCTTTTTCAGGAGCATATGGATATTCTTTACCTTTCCATTGTTTTGTAGTAAGTGTTTGTATTGGTAATCTATACAAGAATCTACCTATACCCCAAGATACACATGCACGTTTAAATGCATCTGAGACATGACCTTTGTCTTTTTCTACGTTAGATTCTGAACCTGTATCTGATTTCCATATCCAAATATTGTCATTACAAAGTATACCTACTTTACAAAATAATAATCCATTTTCTTCATAAAATATACTTTGCCATTTATCAGGACCTACTACTTCATCTAGTAAGTCTTGACAGTCTCTTGCGTCTATATATGCGACACAAGTTGATTTACCAAATCTAGTGGACTGTACACGCCACTTATAAGGTAACTCTTTCTTTAGTTGATTTAAATCCATTTGTTTTTGTTTTGATATTTTTCATTGCTATAACGAACTTTATAAATCTTCTGATCATTATAGGTTTACCTTTTAATAATAAGGTTAATGATATTTCTTGAAAAGTAAATAGTAATACTTTTTTTACTAATTTTTTATCAAGTTTTAAATCATGAGCTATCTCAGATACGATATCTTTTACCCTAGTTATTTTGTTTTGTTTGTCTTTCACAAGACAAATATAACATTTTAATCTTTATTATAAAATAATTGAACAGTTAAATACATAGGCAAGACAACGCAAGTTGATATAAATAGAGCAATCATTATTGGTGTTATCATTAATATTATTAATGTTAAAATCGCAATTGAAAGCATTGGATGTCTGCCTATTATTTTAAATAGTTTCATAGTCTACAAATTTAGTTATCTCATTTTTAAATCCTAGTGTAACTTCGCCTACACCTATGTTTCTACCTTTGGCAAAAATTATAGTTGCAGAGTTTTTAGCTC